TCTGGTAATTCTAATTCTTGAAACTGGCGTTCTTGGACTTTGGTAATTTCTTCCAGTAAAGGACCTTTTTCAATATAGTTACGAACATATGGACCAGCTGGTTTATTTTCTACTTTACAACGAATCACAATCAATTCATTTTTAGGATTTTCTACGTCGTGAATACTGATCTCAGGTCTAGTCTTTCCGGTATAACTAGCTGTTAGATCTATAGTTCGTAGCTTGTGTTCTAGATTTTTAAATCTAAGAATCTTAAATCCACCTTTGTCAAAGTCCACAAGCTCAACATTGGGATCACCTAGTGTAGCAAAATGTGTTACTGCGTGTGCAACTTGGTCTACAAACCTTGCTTCTTCGTTATCGTCATTTCCGGCCAGTTTGCCTTGTAAGTCTTCGGTGATCTGCCTATACATATATTCTACAGCGGCAACAGGATCTTTCTTAGATCGCTTTTCAAACTTATCAAGATAGGGAGAAACATCTATCCCAAAGTAACCAAATAATGTTGTCATTGATTCCGAACTACTACCGCCAACTTGTCCAAATTGTGCTTGTCCGCCAACTTTTAAACTGGCATTTAGTTTTAAAGTACGCATAGCACCGTTTTGATCTCTAATACCTACCCAAACGTCTGACTTCTTTTCAGTTTCACTGGCTGCGCCATCGGCCATAATATTAATTTCATCAGCCTTGCCATTGAGGTAAAAATACTTGCTGTATCGTTCGGCCATTGCGCTATTAACATAGGCCGCTGCACTGTTGACGTCATTTGCAATAAGATTTCTTTTAAGCGGATTCATTAAATCTTGATATGGTCCTGTTTTTAGTCTTAATACAAAACTAATAGTGTCTGCAATGTCGCTGTTGGCATCATTGACAGTAACACTATAAGTATCATTTCCTTGCGACTGCAAATTATCAAGTACGTTAGTTATATCTGCAGGGCTAACTACGCCTACTTCTTCATTTGATTCTCTCTTGGTAAATTTAGCAAACATTGCTGCACCAAGAATACCTTCGCCGACTTCACCTCTATTACTAATCTTGCTTTCTTTACTGTGAATCAAAGATTTTTCAATGGTTCCTGTTGTGCCTGTTACGTAAAAGTAAACGTCATCTTCTGTTCGGAATTCATAAGCATCGGTACCTGTACCAAGTCGTACCATATAATCGTAGGTACCACGTATAGTCAAGGTATCTGCTCCTGCTGACTTATTTGTAAGCTCAATTGGACCAGTGACATTTAAACCTTGATTGGCCAAACTGCCGGAAAGCACTTGCCCAGCTTGACTGTTGCTAATTACGAACTTTTGCCCAGGACCGTACTTGCTTAGGGTAACTTCGTTAAGAATAATGTTTATAAGATCGCGCATAATAATATATTTACCGGTTTTTTATATTCTGTTTAATCGTGTTGCATTGCAATAAATATTAGTATACCCACAAGGAGATCAAAATGGACTGTCGAAGTCTAGTGAAACGTTTACGAGACTGTTTTGCTTATAAAAGCGATGTAGAACAATACATTGAATCTAGAAATCCAAAAAATGCTGCTGACGTAGAGCATTTATTACAACAATACACATATCAAAATAATAAAAATTGGATATCAAATGCGTAAAATACTATTAGCAATAATTGAATATAGACAAAGACAAGCAGATTTATATTTGCGCTGTTTGATTAGCGGTATCTAATCGTTCGATATCTTCTTCAACACATTGTTCGCCGTATTGTATTTCAACAATCGTGCAAGGTCGCGTAAACGGATTAGTCAATTGATGCCAGGTATTTTTAGGCACACGCCATTCATCATACTTGCTTAGGATTTTTGGTGGGCTGTTTAAATCGCCCGGCAATGCCATATTGATCATGCAAGTACCGTCTGTTACCATCCAGTATTCACTACGATATTGATGACGCTGCATACTTAACGTTTGTCCGGGCATTACTTTAAGCGTTTTTACTTTGGCTCCTGGTATCTCATTGAGAACTGTATAACTTCCCCAAGATCGCTCAACTTCAAAAGAGGTCCAGCGTTTTAAAATATCACTGCTGCTGTTGAGTTTGTTTCCGCCACCAACGCCAAATACAAACTCTACGTCACTAAAAATCATTTCTGGTATATTATCTGCTGTGCGATCGCCGCCATTTACAAAAATAATTTTTTCTCCGGGAAACATTGTTTTTACCCGGTGTATAGCATCACAAGCAGTTCCGTCAGCGTCGTCGAACTCGATTACACGATCAACCATATGAAGATTATCAAGCACCGTCATTCGCTCATGCCAGGACATAAATGCTTTTCCTTTTTTACGTGCAAGCCACGCATCAGAATTGAGTCCAACAACAAGCCAGTCTCCCAAATGATCGGCGTGATTGAGATAGCTTATGTGCCCGCTGTGTACAGGATCAAATCCGCCAGTTGCAAGAACTATTTTCATTCTCGTATTCTGTAATAATCTTTGTCTAACCAGGTTGTAAGTATTTCATCTTGTCGTACATAACCATAACGATCAATACATTGTTTGACGCTTTCATTTACTAAGTTAGCATCAACAAGATCGTGCCAAGTGGTTGTACGAGGATTCATTGGATCTATGTCAGTTTTATAAACAGCAATATGCAACCACATATCATTTGGATTTTTATAAAAATATGCATCTCTACAGTCAAATCCATTGACTCCTAGCATATACATTAAATTGACCACATTGTGATTATAAAACCAGCCGTTGTAACTGTTATTATTTAATCTGTTATTTGTGTAATGTACGGATTGCGGCAAGGACAACAACATCATTCCATTCACGCTCATCATATCATTCCAACAACGTAATGTATTAAGCGGATCAATTAAATATTGAAAAACATCGTGACACCAAATCAAATCAATTTGTCTTGAAATGAATCTATCTGTCTCCTCTAAATCTGCTTCTACAACACGAACATTTGGTAAAGCAGTAACTTCTTTTCGTATTTGTTTTATATTTTGATCAACTGCGTAACAAAGATAATTCCTAGGTTCTGGGGGATCATCTCTAGTTTGAAGTTGAGCCCACCATTCTATATCTAAACCCTCGCCACAACCAAAATCAGCAACAACTTCTAAACTGTCCAAGAAACTATCATACTGATACAACAAATCTCGAATGAATTGCGTATGTTGATAACTTTCTGCAGAGTTTTTAAACAGAGCCATTCTTTAATACCTCAATGATTATTTTTTCTTTTAATGCATTTAATCTTGATTCAAGTTGGTGACAAGCTTCGGCTAATTCTAACTCAGATCCCCAATTTAAAGCATGTATCAAATGTGTAGCCCAACGACCGCATACGTCTTTTTCAATTTGAATATCTACTGCATTATATTTTGGTTTAGCACTATTACATAATGCCCACTCGTACAAGATATTCTTTGCGTGTTCTTTATAATCCATTAAAGTGTTACATCTTCCATTCCTGCTGTACGCAGGCGAACCACATGTCCTAGCATAAAGTTCTTGCTCTCAAGCCCTTTCATAACACCAAGCCATTTGTTTCTAAGCAAAGCAACTTCGTTAATGATAGTCTCAAAATCAATGACCTCATCCTCGCCATCGGTATATTTTTCCGCGTCGCGGGATGACAACGAACGAGCGTAGGCTTCAAGGTATTTCTGAAAGTGTTTGCGTCGTATCTTACGAAGTTGAATATTAAGATAATTAAGTACAGCTTCAATTTCCTGAAGCTGGTTGAACCTATGCTCCGTAATGCCCGGTAAGGCGGCGGTGGACTTTTCCAAGTTTCCTTTAATGTTTGTATCATGTTTTGCCTGCTGGAGTTCACCTTCATAATAATTTATGAAGTCAGGAATATTACCAAGATCTGCTACAATTTTATTGTACCACATTATTCTTCGTAATCGATGTCTTCGTCTTCGTCAACTAGATATTCTTCAAGTGCTCGCTTGGTGTAACTGTCTGCGCCACCAAATTCTCTAAGTTCTTTATCACTTAAATTATCTACTAGTATACTTACTAAATTGTCAGCAGCAGCTTGCCGTTCTTTACTGGGAACGTACTCTTTTAATGTTATATAAGTTTCTATTAGAACTTCTACATCTATACTCATATTAAAATCCTTTAAAGTTTATTGCGGAGTATTTAACCAATTTAAAAAATGATCGGGAAAAATATTAACATCTAAATTTTTTCTTCGAACATATTCTTTAAAAAATTTATGTAAATTAATTTTTTGTTCTTGTGTATAAGGTTGCTCTAATGTTTGTTTAATCTCACTGTCCTTATTTTTAAATTTAGTTAACAAAAAATGATTCTTACTTTTTTCATCTAAAACATTAAGTGATAGATAATTGGGCTCATTACAAAACCCTATTTCAATTGACATTTCGTTATAATAGTTTTCAAACTCAAAAAAATTAAAAATAGTTAAATTTGAAATCACGCTACTAAAATAAACTGATTTAGTTTTTCTAAGAATGTTTAAATTTTTTTCAAAATTTTCAAAACTATTGTTATGTCTTACAAATTCGTAATTTTTACCTATATTTTCTGCACTAACTGCAAATTCAACATTATCAGGAATTTCAGCAAGTATACGTTCTAATCTGCTAGTACTTACTCCTAATCCAGTATATACCTTTACTTTTTGCTCGAAGTTTTTTAATATGTTTACTAGATTATTATTTAAAAAAGGTTCTCCACCAGATATATATACGTTGCGACAATTTTTATATTTTGATATTTCGTCGATTATTAAATTGTAGGAATCGCTTTCGCTAATCTTTTTTTGTCCTAAATGTAATAAAACACGATCATTTGCATTAATTGTGTGCCTGGCTTCATCCAAATACGGTCCATTCTCATATATATCTCGTAACCAAGCTGTACTATATTGTTTTGTACAGTATACACAGGTCAAATTACAATCGCTACCTAGATTAATGTGTATATGCTCTGGCACACTTTCAATGCTGGTATGAGTTTGATTATATGACTGCATTGATATTCGTCTACTTATTTTTCCTTCTTTTTCAGCTGACCAACACGAACCTTCGCAGCTTGGTACCTGAACATTGTTTAACATATCTTCGCGCTCTTGCTGTAATATAGGAATGTTAAACAATTGTCCAGGATTATTTTTTAGCCAGGACAGATCGATTTTATGAGGATATGCTGCACAGCAGGACTGAATTTGTCTTCTTTCCGGCTCTACACTTAACCACCAAAATTTTTGTGAGCAATAATTACTCAACCATTTCCTCTTCTAACAAAATCACATTGTCGTTTTTGTGAGGATGTTTTGTAAAATCTGCCATAACTTTATCCAGTGATCCATCATCATTGCGTTCCCAGGCTTTACGAAACTGTTTGATAACGGTACCATCTGCCAAAGTATATTTGAGACTGTTGCCTTCTTTTTGCAACAAGCCTTTCCCTTCAAACATATCTACTAGACCCGAATATGGATTCATTCCTGTTTCATAAGGAATTTTAACCTGTACACTTTCAAAAGGTTTAGCATATCGAGTTTTCATAATTTTACAAGCAGCACGGATACCCTTGACATCCGAAATCTTGTTACCATCCTCATCCTCTTTGAGTTTGAGTTTACGCATAGCAACCACAATTGAGCTTGCATAGATAAAGCCCTGGCCACCTGAGATTTTATCATCTGGATCAAACATGTCTTGACTTGCATAGGTATGATTAGTTGCTACGAGACCAATGTTTAAACTACCAAACATATTAACGCAATTACGAACCAATGCTGTTAGCGCCTTGGGCTTGCGACCCATGTCACCTTTAAGATCGCCTGCCTCAAACTGGTTTACATCAGTTGGTGTTAGCAACATACCTAAACTGTCTAATACAATTAGAACTTTAGGACGTTGGTCTTCTGGAAGTGTTTTGTATTCCTTGACGAACTCGGTGATCATTTTAGCAACATCGTCGATCATTGCCATGTTGAGTTTGAGAAGCTTGTCTTCAGAAGTATCGACGCCGAGTGCGTGAAGCCAGGCTTCGTCGAGTGCGTTTTCAG